CTGAATTCGGTAACGCCATGGGTCAACTCGTGACCGCAAACGTCGAGTACCCCCAACGAAGTGGACTGGACATTGTCTCCGTCTCCAAAATACATCGCCGTCCCATCCCAATAGGCATTGACGTACTTGGAATCGAAGTGAACCACCGCCGCCACCGCTTTCCCTGCTGCCCCGTTGGCTCCATTCACTCCGTTCCGGTTGTGAATGATTCGGTAGTACTCAAAAACCGATGCCATATTTTTCGCAATGGACACCTCGGTGGGATCCGTCGTTCCCCAGTTGGCCGTGCTACGGTACGCGTAGGTGTTGGGATCCGTGAAGCTCGCCACCAAACCGGCTGGGGCCGCCGGGGGGGGTTAAAAAACCGGGGGTTTTTTTCTTATTTAAATTCAGAACGGGAAAAAGCAGAAGCCACCCCAGCCAGAAAGAAGTTTCTGCCAGGACTTGAAAACAGGGCGCGGAACCTTTTGGCGGCGTTTGGTTAGGGCTTAATCGTTATACCATCACCGATGACAAACACGGTGTTGCCCTCATTGTCAAAATAAGCCTCACCGACACTAATGCCGGTTGTGCTTCCATAAAAGAGGTCTTTGTCTTGAGTAACAATCCCACGCTCTCCCCAAGTCACATCGCCGTTCTGCCCATAATAGCCGTTGGGGGTAATAAATCCCGTGCCGTCGTCAATAATAGGACCGTCGGCTGTAATGACCATATCGGGGGCAACCTTGACGCCAGATTCGCCGTAAACCCCACCCACGAAATCTTCAATGTCTCCGGCCATACAACGGCTGACCATCGCCAGCACCACCAACCCTGTTTTTATTTTCATGCCCATAATGTAGTCCAAAAGACGACAGGTTGCCAAGCATGAAATTAGGCAACCGCCAGATAGGAGCCGTGGGGGTGGCCAAGGTGGCGGCAGCCTTGTTCCGCAACGGATACAGCGTGCTTACCCCCATGGAGGATTTTGCGGGGTATGACTTGGTGGCCGAGAGGGGCGGCAAGTTTCACCGCATTCAGGTCAAAACCACCAGTGGCTTTGAGGGGAATAGAAACTTTTACCGCTTTGTGATTGGGCAAGGATGCAACAAGAAGGTCGGCTACCGACCGAGCCAAGTGGACTACATCGCCTGCTACACGCTGGATTCCGACCTTTATTGGCTATTCAAGATAAAGTCGCTCAAGATTAGGCATAAGTCCTGTCACCCGCGTTCTGGCTCATCCTGGCGCATTTTAAGCGACCTGTGACGCCCCAAGAGGCTTGGGCTTCCCTTGAAGAAGCCATGCTTGAAATTGAGGATTTTGACAAAGCGGTGAAATGGGCAAAAGCCCATCCATTTATTGCCGAAAAACTGACCCCAAAAACACTGGTTACAGATTTCCTTAATCAGACAGACACCATAAGTCAGTCAAAGTCAGTATGAATTTTGTGATAGTTTGCCTATTTTTGTGTTTTTATTTTGTGTAAAACATTGTAGCTTAATCAGAAGAATAATTGGCGCTGTCGTCTAGAGGCCGAGACAAGTGTATCTCTTATGAATACAAATAAGTGTTTTTGGTCTCTGACAGAATCCTACAAATCACTACACTTTGACACTTTTTGAGCCACATTTGGACAGTGAATTTAGTATGAATTTTGTGATAGTCGGCTAGTTCCAGCTATCGGCAATCTGCTGGGCGGCCGTCACCAAAACATCGTCAACCTTCTGCTTGTATAAATCGTGGGTGGCCTGCTGGGTATGCCCGACCAGCGCCATGCTGTGCTGCTTTGGGATACCAAGAGCGTAGGCGCGGGTAATAAAGGTTCGGCGGAAGGTGTGGTGGGAAACCCCTGCAAACCGACCAGGATGGGTTTTGCGGAGAGCCTTAAAGAAATCGCTTACCTCGGCCGCCATGACGTTGGGGCGGGTAACAGGGATAAACCGGCTCCCGCAGGTAGGCCAATCCAGTAAGAGCTGGGAAAGCTGGTTGCAGCACCCCACCGTCACCCTTCGCTTCTTGGATTCGGGCAGGGTTAGGGTGTGCTTCTCGGCGTCAAAGTCGCCAACCATGATGTCGGCGCAGGCCATCAGCCTAGCCCCGGTAAAGTGGCCCACGGTGCAGACAAACCGCACCCTTGGATCTGCCGTCTTCAAAGCCTCCTCAATAATGACCCAATCCTCGTTGGAAAGGACCGCCCTCTCCTTTCTTTCCTGCTCTGGCAAGACATCCTTGTTGTGCCACCAGTTCCGCATTTCCACCGGGTCGCGGTCGTCTTTGATGTATTGGTTCCAGATGGCTGAAAGAAGGTGGGCAAAATGCTGGCAGGTGGAAGGCGCATACTCCTTGCTCAAGCTGGCCATAAACTTCATGCAGTTGGCCTTGTGGCCGTCTTGGATATAGCTGATACCAGACCTCTTTAGCCTTTCGGCCAAGAGCGGGACGCGGTGCATGGCATTCTCCAGGCTTCGGCTGGTGATCTTCCGCATGGCAAGCTTTTGCTGGAGATAGGCCATATAGCGGTTAATGGCCTCGTCCAAGGGAACGGGGGCGGCATTCTCTCGAATGCCAAAGCGAATGTTTCCCTCCAAAAGCTGCTTGGCGGCCAGAATGTTTTTAACGGCATCGGGCAGAGTCTTTAGCCCGTGATAGGCAATCCGCGTGGACTTGCGGCGGATGATGCCAGCCTCGCTCCACTGGACGTAGTAATACTTCCCTACTGGAAATGCCGTGGCCATGACTACTCCTGCAAAAAGCCGTCCCCGCCGTGAATGACCGAGCGGCAGTAGGCTAGAAACGCTGGCACTTTGATGGGCTTACCGGGAGGCTGGTCAATCATTGCAATGTAATCGGTAATCGCCTTGGCAAAGAACCGATTGCCCGACAATCCCAGCTTGTCCGAGTACCGAATCCACATCTCCCGCTCCGCCTTGGTAAGCCGTATCGAGGCCACCTGCGAGTATTGGGGTCTATTATCTTGTTTTTTGTTCATGTAAGCAGAGTGAATCTGTTTGTAGGTCTTGTCAAACTTTAACCACTCATTTTTATTCACTTGTTATTCACAAATTTACCCACCATATTGATTACATTTTAATTTTTTTCTTGCGTGTTTTCTTAAAAGCACCTACTTCCCTTGCGCTATGGAGCAGTTGGAAAACAAGACTTGGTGGACGGTTGAGGAACTTCGCTCCTACTGCGCCCTAAAAAATAATTTGGCCGCACGGCGCTGGTGCCACAGAAAGGGTATTATGATCCGGCACGGCATGGTCAGCAGGGACGAGATTTTTAATTGCCTAGCTGGGACTGCAAATGTCCCACCGCTTTCATTATACAAACGTATAACGAAAACAAATGAACCAACCAAACAAGGAGACAACAATGGACATCACGCGCATGGAGCTTGGAACCCTCAAAGTGGAATACGGAAGGAACCACAGCCTGACCTTGGAAATAAGCCTGCCTTACTTTATGGCCGAGCAGCTAAACGGCCCCATGCCGCCGGACGATTGGGACGACATCATCACTCAGCACCTTTTTGTGAGCCAGTCAGCGGTGGCCGAGTGGACTGCGCGGTTTGAGTTCCCGAGGCTAAACCATGAACAGCCGTCAGAAAGGTGCAAGGGGAGAAAGAGAGCTGGCCAGTTATCTGCGATCCCAAGGCTGGGTCAAGGCAAGACGAAGTCAGCAGTACGCGGGGAACCCGGAGGGTGGCTCCGGGGATGTGGTTTGCGGCAACTTTCCCTTTCACGTCGAAGCAAAGCGATGCCAGGCATTAAAACCAGAAATATGGCTCAAACAGGCTATGTCGGACGCACCAAAAGGAAAGATACCAAGCGTTTGGTTTCGGCGTAACAACCACAAGGAATGGATGGTTATTATGAAAGCCGATGATGTTTGTCAGATTGCCCGTGAGTTGGCCCCTCCTCTTCTGGAGAGGCCAACTTTTGCAGGTGATGTAGCTAATAAAACTATTTTAGTAGTGCAAGGCCAAGTCATACCTTCAAACCCAAACCAACCATAGCCCGAAAGGAATAAAACCAAATGAGCCTAACCCTAAGTGAAACAGAGAGAACAGAACGCAAGCCTATCGAGGCTGGATCGCACCGGGCGGTGCTTTACAGCCTTGTGGACCTTGGCACCCAGAAATCTAATTGGGACGACAAAGAGAAGTGGCAGCCCAAGGTACGGCTGACCTTTGAATTGCCCGACCTGACCGACGAGTTTGAGGTGGTCGAGAACGGCAAGACCACGAAGGTTGAAAAGCCGCTGGTCATCTCCACCGAGAAAACCCGCAGCCTTGGCCAGAAGTCGAGCCTTCGCCAGCTCCTAGAGTCCTGGCGGGGTCAGGCATTTACCTCGGCGGAACTGAAGGAGTTCAGCCTTAAGAACCTCTTGGGCAAGTCGGCATTGGTCAACATTGTCCACAAGGTTTCGGCACAGGGTCGCACCTACGCGGCGATTACGGCGGTCAGCAAATTGCCCAAGGGCATGAAGCCAGCCAAGCCGTTCAACGAGCCGGTGTATTACGAGATTGAAGAGGGCGAGAGCGGAGCGTTTAACCACCTGCCGGAGTGGTTGCAGGATAAGATCCGCGCCGCCAAGGAATTTAACAAGGCCAAGCCCGTGGCCGTGGCCGCTGGCCAAGACAACGACGAGGACACCAATTCGGTGCCGTTCTAAATGGCGCTGACCCTCACCTCCAAGGAACCCAGCACCTCCCGTCTGGTCAAGACGGAGGAGGCTGGTCACTGGTACACCGAAGACGGGCAGTCCGCCCATGTCATCGTGGGTGCCAACGGCAAGGAGAGGAACACAACGGTGGCGGACGCGAGGAAGCTCAAACTTCTTCCGTCCGTCACCAGCGTGTTAGGCATCCTTGAGAAGCCTAACCTCACCGCCTGGAAGGTGGAGCAGGCCATCCTTTCCTCCCTCACCCTGCCCCGAAAGGACGGCGAGGATCTAACCGACTACGCCAAGCGGTGCGTGGCCGACAGCAAGGAGTCCACGACCAAGGCGGCGCAGCACGGAACCGATATGCACCTAGAGGCTGAGAACATTCTGCTTGGTCGGGAGCATTCCAAGGAGCCAGCCCTTCAGCCCTACATTGAGACGTTTAAGAAGTGGGCCAGGGAAAACGTGGTCAAGACCTACTGGTGCGAAAAGGCGCTGGTGGGCAAAGGCTACGCCGGACGGTGCGATGCGTTGGTCGAACTGAAGGACATCGGCACGGCGGTGATTGATTTGAAGAACAGGAAATACAATCCCAAGTACGAACCGTTTTATTCGGAGAGCGACTGCCCCCAACTTTCGGCTTACCGGGAGGTCTGCAAGGAAGAGAAGTCTGACTTGGCGTGCGTATCGGTGGTGCTTCCCAGCAACGACCCATCCCGCATTCTGACAAAGCAGTGGGATGAGGAGGAGTTGGTTGAGTCGTTTGAGGCTTTCAAGAACCTCCTAAAAATCTGGTCTTGGCTCAAGGGCTACACGCCTCCGGGGATGGAACTGTGACGCCTCCCACCATTGGAGAACTTGGCGAGGCGGCCGCAGAGATTGTCTGGCGGGTTATGGGCAAGGGGTCTGCCAAGTCGGCTTACGGCGAATGGTTTGAAAAGGACAAGCCGACCTACGATTATCACATTCAAAGGGCCATTCGGCACAACGCCACCGCGCAGATGCAGATTCACTTGAACACCCCCCAGCCAGACGAGAACGGCGAGACTGCCTTGGATCACCTGGAGCGGGCGATTGTACGGTCTTTGTTTGCCTGGGCGCAGTTAAAGAAGGAGCTACCCCGGCTATGAGATGGAAGGAATTAGAATGTGACTTTACATGCGAAGGCACTTCCTATGGCGCACAAGCCGATGTCGAGGTGCTGACGGAAGAGAAGGACATTGGGCCAGAGGGCTTCCGGCAGCATGTCTTCGCACAGGTGCCGGTCGAGGCGGTGGTGGAGAATCTTCGGATCTTTAACGCCAGCGGGGACCGGCTCACTTGCCCTGCCCACAGTGTAGTTCAAATCGCTACCGAGCAACTGGAAGACTTGGCCTGCCGCCAGACATGGGAGCTACCGGCGTGAAGCGGGCGGTGGTCACAACGGCATTCGGAGTCAAGTGGGAGGAACTGCTCAAAGTCACCCAGCCACGCATGGACGCTTACGCCAAGCGGACGGGGCAGGACTTCTTGGCCATCGCAAAGCCGCTGACGGAACCGATGCAGTACACCAAGTCGGTCATCGCAAACTTCATGGCAACGAAGGGCTACGAGCAGATCACCTTCTTGGACGCGGACGTGCTGGTGACGACGGATTGTGAGGACATCGGGGAATCGTGCGGGTCGTTTAAGGCTTTTGACGAGGGGGCGTTTCTTGACCGCAAGGCCGGAATGGTAAGCCTTGCTTCCGCTTTTGGCGGACATATTGAGCCGCAGTTCTACGTCAACACGGGCGTATTCGTTATCAGCAACAAAGCCATGGGCATCCTCTCGATGCCTCCCCTTGCCGTCCATCCCAACCATTTTGGCGAGCAGACCTGGCTCAACATCATGGCCCATCTCTGGAGGGTCACGCTGGAAGACTTAGACCCGGCCTACAACTGCATGACCAGCGTGGAGGAACACTTTGGTTTGGATCGTTATAAGGACGCCAAAATCATCCACTACGCCGGGCAGTCCGCCGACATGGACAAGCTGATTGAGACGGTCAAGGCGGACGACGAGAAGCTGAAAGCGGTAGGGCGATGACCTTTGTGAAGGTAGTCCAAGAGTGCGGGCGGTGGCGCTTGCATACTACTGGCGGAAACCCAATCGGCCCCCGCCCTTTGGGAGCCCCGGCCCCCGCGGGTTTTGCCCCGCCGGATCCTCGAGCAGGCGTTCGCGACCGCTGCCGGCCGGTCGTTCA